TGGAACATCAGAGGTTGACTTAACAGCAACTATTATGGCTCTTGCTAACAAGGTAAAAGTTCTTGAAGGAAAGGTATCTACTTTAGAGGGCAAAGTAACTACTCTTGAAGGAAAGTCCCACACACACCCCTAGTTCAGGCAGTAAATAAGGGGCAAACCAGAGAAAATAGACCTCACGGTCTGAAAGGAAGTATATAGTGACAGCAGCGTATCCCGCAGCGGTAAAGTCCTTTACTACAAAAGTTGACTTTGCCGACACTATCCTTGCCGAACATGTAAACAGTCTTCAAGAAGAAGTAAACTCTATTCAAGCAAATTTAGGAACACTCATAAAGACTGGGTCTGGATGGGTCGGAGACTTTGACCAAATTACTACTGCGTGGGATTCTTTAAAGGATCGTCTTGCAAATATTGAATACGGTCTTGCGGATGTGTGGAATGCCGTTCCTGTTGGTGGGTCTACTGGACAAGTTCTTACTAAAACATCTAGCACTAATTACGCAACACAGTGGTCAACACTTGACGCTTTACCCTCACAGTCAGGTAACAATGGAAAATTTTTAACGACTGATGGTTCTACTGCTTCATGGGCTACAGTCGCTCAAGGTGGGGAAACAATTAGTTCATTCTTACTTGCTGGCTGTTAGGATTAGCCTGTGGCAAAATACGGTAACGTTGTTTATGGTGGCGCTAAATACGGAGTAACTCCAAAGTTGGCTTACTCAGTTGAGCCTATGGCTATCACTGTTATTGACTTTACAAAAATCCAAATAAGATGGCAATCTCCAACTGGAGAATTTACAAAAATTAAACTTGTTAGAAATCAATTTGGATTCCCTGAAACTTCAGAAGATGGAATCACAATCTGGGAAGAGTATGCTACAGAAGGATCAGTAAGTAGGTCTTTCTTTGTAGATGGGGAAGACAACCCAGGTCAAACACCAATTGTTAATGGTCGTCAGGTTTACTACACAATATTCTTGTTTACAGATCAAAAGATATGGGTGGTTGCTGGACAGATAACGGACTTAATGCCATTAAATCACGGTGTTCACAAACAAATTATGGATATTATCCCTAAGGTATTTACAAGTGACATACAAAGCCCACTAGGAGTTACAGATGAGACATCTGATCTCTATAACTTCATGGGTGGAATTGCGTTTACTCACGATCAATTCTTATCTCAACTAGATGTATTACGACCACAACATTCTTCTGAAGGAATAGCCTTCTCGACATTATCTCAAAACTCATTTAGCATGGGTCTTGTTCCAGAACCTGCACTTCCAGTAAAAAATCAAAAAAGACTTATTCGTGAAGCACTGTACCTGTATTCCAAAAAAGGGATGAAAAGCGGAATCGATGCCTACGCAGAATCCCTTACTGGATTTGCACCAACAACAACTTTGTCTACTAACTTACTTTTGTCAGTACAAGACTCAACTTTCTACGAAACCATAGGTAACTGGACAGCAACTAACGCAACCATTACATCAAGCACAGAGCAAGTTCCAGCCACTGGAACAAATGTAATTGACAATGTGTACACAGGTAAAGTTGTTGCCGCATCCTCTGGCGCTATGCAACTAGGGAACTCTGCCCCCATTACACGTGGAGTACCTGTTCTTCCAGACACAGAGTATGTGGTTTCTTGCAAACTAAAATCCCCATCTAGCGCTGGAAACATAACTCTTTCAGTCAAGTTCTACGATAGACACGGCGTTATAACAGGGATTACTCAATCTGCAACAGCAGTTGCTGCAAACAATACATGGAAAAGTTCTTCAAAAATCTTTACAACTACAGCAGATACTTCATACGCAAGTATTCAAGTTGCTTACAGTGCTGCAGGAACTTACTACATAGATCAAGTCTGCCTTCAACTAGGGGACACAGTTGCTTATGATGAAGCACGGGCAATCTCAGTCTTTCTTGATTCTGCAAAAATTAACTACATTAAGAACCCATCCTTTGAAGTAGATGCTTCTACTTGGACAACCACTGGTGCTACCTTTACTCAAAACGCGGCAGTACCAACTGACGGTTACTCAGGTAACTACAGTGGTCAATTTGTTGTCGCTACTACAGGAGACATCGAGACTAACTACAACATCCCCGTAACTGCAGGTAAGTACTACACCTTGTCTTTTTACGTATCTTCAAGTAACTCAGTTGCAATTACTGGAATTATTGAGTTTTTTGATGAAGACGATAATTTGTTAGAGGATTTTGAATCCGAGTTCACTATTACTAGTTCTTTTAGTCGAGTAAGTTTGACTGCACTAACCGACTCAGGATCAGCAGTGTCTTACGCAAAAGTAAAGATTGCCTTCAATGATGCTGGTACTTACCGCGTAGACCTCATACAGTTTGAGAAGTCACAAACTGCTACAGAGTACTTTGACGGTTCTCTTCCATCTGAGTATGGTGCCGTATGGGAAGGAACAGCAAACTCCTCTTTCACTCACGTCTACCCTAACAAGCCCTTAAAGATCCCTAGGTTAGGAAAGACTCTCAATGACTGGATTGTCCCTAACACCTTCTGGAGACTATCAACTTATGATGGAGTGGAATATACCAATTTGACGGTGTAGGCTCCAGGTCATGATTGACCTACTTATCACTATCCTGATTGCTGGAGTTGCAGTTACTTACGTCATAGAGTTTTTAGAACTTATTACGACAGGTATGTTTGGCGTTCCTCTACTCAATAAGTTCTTAACACTCCCATTAAGTTTTGGGGCTTTAATTTCTCAGAACACACTTAGCATGCAGTTCATAATTGCAGTACCTGCTATCGCCACAGTTGCACTTCTACTTAGCAAGTACTTGAATAAACCAAGGGTTGTACAACAACGACTACCACGACTATAAGGGGCACGATATGAAACGAATGATCCTTTTAACATTTGATCCAAGTGCTGATGTGTACTACCCGCTTGTAGAATTACTCGGCAAAGAAGATGTGAGTGAAGTTCTTATTCCAGTAATCACTAGAGGAATCTTTACAGAGACAGCAATCAATGCCGTCAAAGAGCAGGGGGTAGAGTACAAAATCTATCTAGATGTAGAGACCACCATCGATGGACTAGAAGATGACGCGGATTTAATCACTATCTGTTCTAACCCCATCAAAGAACTACTTAACTTAATTACCCCAGATGACATCCTTGCCATGGCATGGGATGACTCAGATGAGGCTCACATGGTCATTCACTCGCTGGAAGATTTTGGTCTTGAGATGTGGAACATCAAAGGAACACTCAATGCCATCGAGATGGACTACACAGAGGACACCACAGAGGAACTCTTTGACGCTATGCAGGAGAGCCTGACATCCTTCATAGAGGTCTTCTCTGCCTATATAGCCTCATCAGTCTTAGACACCCTGATGGACACGATCACGGCACGGCTGGAGGAGGAGTTAGGCTCCAAGGACATCAACCCATTCGGTGACGACACTCCGTGAGAATCCCACAAGAGGCTTACACCGCTAACCTTACCGATTATCAGTTCCGACTGCTGGCCACCATATGCCACTTAGCGGGCTCTGAAGGCCGTCTGAAGGCATCAGCAGCCCAACTCGGTATAGAGACTGGCAATGTCCACGAGAAGACCGTCCGTAGAGGCCTCATAGCCTTGGAAGAGGCTGGATTCATTAAGCGGACTCGCACTAAGAGAGCCAACGGATACCGTGGAGTAGACCTACTGGACATTACAAGCCCAAGTGGGGCGCTAGAGTCCCATAGTCTAGGGGACGCAAATGTCCACACCTCACATGACTATAGGTCACGTAGCCATATTACTAATAAGCCATTAGTACCTAATAGCAAAGATAGTAATCAATTAAAAGATATTAGAAACACCGAAGGTGTTTCAATGAAAGAGATACGAGTACCTATGAGAAAATGGGAAGATGATTCAGACAACCTTGCAGGTTTCGGCCTTGTTGAGGAGCGTGATGCGCCTCAGCCTAAGATCCGCAAGTCAGACCCAAAGACCAGAGGCAAGCGACCTGAGCATGAATGGACTCCCATGGATGTCGCTGCTGAATTCTCATATCGAGTTGGTAAACGCTACCCGCTCCTGCCAGGGACAGTCAATGTGCGTCAGTTGTCGGGAGCACTCAGCAAGTTCCGCAAGCAATATCAAACCACAGCCTTAGTTGAGTTGGAGTTGCTCAAACTGTTTATGGCAGATGAGCGCAACTTCCAAAATATCGGGGATGAAGCACCCCACCTCTACAAGTTGTACCTTGCATCCTTCGGCAAGAAGATGAACCAAGCCCGTGAAAATTTGGGGCTAAACAAAGTAAATGCTAAGGTCGACACATCTGTTAAGGTCTCAACCCTAACCGCCAGTGATGGCAAGGTCTTCCAGAATTCATTATCTGGTCGTGCACAGTTAGAGCGATACG